TAGTAGAAGAGAGATTGGCTTAAATCCATTCATATCATAATATAATATGCCGGGTGGTCTTCTTCAATTAGTTGGTAAGGGGGCACAAGACCAACTGATTACTGGAAATCCTTCATTCAGTCACTTTAGGGCTGTTTATAAACGTCACACAGACTTTGCTATGGAACACTTTCGCATGTATTTCAAGACAAGTTTGTTGTCTTTCCCAACTTCTGGAACCCTGTCTCTTCGCACGAAGGTGGAACGATATGCCCAGCTGGTAAACGACTGTTACCTGAGTATTGACCTGCCGAGTATTTATTCACCCGTCGTCCCCGTTGTATTTCCCGTTACTCCAGGACCTACGGGGAGTCCACCGACTCCACCGACTGCACCCGCAACCAGTCATACCGTCAGTTCTGCCTCCAACGCCATAGGCTACGAATTCCAGTGGGTACGAAACATTGGCTACAATATGATTCATCATGTTTCTGTTCTCATCAACGGTCAAGAAATTGTTCGTCATACTGGTGAATGGATGAAGCTGTACGCAAACTTGACCTTTGACGCAAACAAACGGGCAATCATTGACCGCATGGTTGGTAATGTTCCCGAACTGTACGACCCCGCAAACGCCGAAGACCGTGTTAACCAGTACCCTCATTCCATCAGTTCTTCTACCGAATACGCCGAACCTTCTATTCCCGGCCGGACCCTATTGATTCCTCTTCACTTTTGGTTTTGTGAAACCGTAGGTAATGCCCTTCCGCTTGTTGCCCTCCAGCAATCTGATGTTGAAATTGTGGTTGAACTTCATAACGCTTATAATCTTTTTACAACTCGTGACGTCCGTACTACCACAAACTTCGGTGTTCGAATTACACCCGATACCTCAGACGCCAAATTTTCATTGAATCATTTCCTGTCCCCACCACTGTATTCCAACCCAGCATCAAACGTAAACACGAGTTTGGTATCCTGGAATTTCAATCCGTTCATTGAAGGCAATTATATATTCCTCAGTGACGCAGAGTTAGCTTATATTGCCCGAACCGACCATTCGTTTATCATCAATCAGCTTGATATGGTTCAAGCAGAAGGACAGTATGGTCCATCTAATGATTTAGAATTGACCATGAAAAACTTGGTGACCCGTATTGTTTGGGTAGCACAGCGTAGTGACCGCATTGCACAGAATGATTATGATAATTACACCAATTGGGAAGATGCCTACCGGTCCCCATTCGTAAGTAATAGCATGGGATGGTATACTTCGGGTAACAATTTGGACCCGAATGTTTCCCAGCGTGATATCGTGCTGGAGTCAAATATCATTCTGGATGGACAGGAACGTTTTGCTCCCAAGCAGACGCTGTTCTTTTCGGGTATCCAGTTGTATCGCCATCAAACTGGTAATCCGATACCAGGTATTTACGAATACTCGTTCGCCCTAGATAATCATCCCACGCAACCGAGTGGTAGTTTGAACGGCTCAATGTTTAACAAGACGTTGCTGCGTAATACATTCGTGCTGCCTCCGTATACCGATAATTTACTACCAAATGACCTACAAACCCAATGTGTGCTGAAGTCGTCACTGGGCTCTCCAAATCCAGTAGTCATTGCAAATCCTAATGCTACAAACGACCGAGGACAGCGTATTTACAATAAGAACGACCTGGTCACGATTGTAACTAAGGTACCTAACTCAGGTAATATTTTCAAATATACCTACAGAATTCGTGCTTATGTTCAGTCCTACAACTTCCTGCGAATTATGGGTGGTCTTGGAAATGTCGTATTTTCCTCATAATAAGGAGAATGATAAAAGTTGTAAGTGCCTTCTATGGCCCAGTTGGGAATATCAAGGACAGGATTGACGTTACACGAAAAATGAACGAGCTGATATCTGCCGATAAAAAAACGTTGGCTTTGATAGTCAGTCCTACGAATTTAGGAGTAACTGACCCTTCGCCCGGTAACCCCAAAGAGTTGGACATCAAGTATACTGTAAATAACGAAGAACGAAAAGAACTAGTTCGGGACTCGTCTAGTCTGCTGATAAAAGCAGGTGATATAACTCACCGTACCTGGGCAGGCTTTGCGTTGTCGTCTTTTGCGGGAGCATGGCGCGGAATGTTAATAGTCGTATGTGTGTTTCTTTATGTGATGTCTATAGCGTTTGCTTCCCAACTAGGCAGGACTATATTTAATCCAATCTTGTGGATTGTGATTGCACTAATGTTTCCGTATGTATCCTTCTGGGGTATACCGATTGTGGTTATCCTGATGCGTATTTTTAGTTCTCAAGATTTCATTGTAATTTAAAAATTGTGTTTTGTGGTAACTCTGTAATCTAAATTACATGCTCGTAAACTGTCCGATACCCTTGTAGCCCACGAAGATGTCCTCGTCATCAATGTTCTCATACACGCGTCCCGTTGTCTCTCCCACCATGAATGTCTTGCTGTTAAACTCCACCTCTACAATGTCCTCGTCGTCATCGCTCGCGCCAGTAACAAATCGCTTACCAATCGCATCCCAGTAAATCCCCGCGCTGTATCCGTCAATCAGGTTCTTCAGTTCTGAAAGGTCAACCGTCTCGGCCTCCTTCTCCTCCGACGGGCGAACCGTCATAATCACGTAGTCACGCATGTGCTCGGTCAGGGTCCGTGCGGCAAAATCGTCCGACGTTAGCTCGTTCACGTAGGCCACAAACTGCTTCCGCGTCTTGTCGGTCATCTCGGTTCCGAAGTCGGTAAACGTCTGCTTCAGCTTATCGGTGAGCGCCGGCGACATGCGTGAGATGTGCTTGCTGCCCACGTCCTCCTTCTTTTCCTTCGGGGCGCGTGGCTTGGGCTCCTTGGGCTTGCCGATGTTATCCAGCTTCTCCTCCTGAGAGTCGAGCTTCTCCCGCATCCCCCTGAGCTTCTCCCGTGACTTCTCGACATCGCGAACCTTCTTGCTAGCAATCTTCTGTTCGAGCTCCAAAATCTTCTCCTTGGTGGTTTCGATGGCCTTGAGCGCACGGGCGTATGCCGGGGACTTCTCACGCTTTACCGTAAGAACGTACTCCAGCGCCTCATCCGCATCAAAGCCGTAGTTGTCGGCGAGAATGGTTACGATATTCTGAATCTGCTCCATTTGGAAGGCTCAGAGTATTGTATGTTATTAGGGGGGTAAGATGTCTATGCTGGGAAACTTAAATCCGTTTTCGGGATTTTTAAAAAGTAGGCGTGCCGACGAACATTTCCTGGACTGCCGGGAGCTCGACGGGTATCTTTACCTCGGACGTTGTAGCAAAGACTATACCTGCGGTAATGAGTCCACCAAACACAGAAAGCTTGGAGGCATCTTCCCACACGATAGGTTCAGATTTGGAACGACGTTCAAGCGCATAAATAATGAAGGTAACTAGCGCAACTGCAATTGACGATATTAACAGCAGCATCTTTGATTGAAAATCCGTTAAATCTTTATAGTTTTAGAACGAGCTCGGACTCGACCTTTCGTTCTATTTCTTTCATAGGGTCTTCTTCTCCGATTGTTTCAACTTCGATAGTAGCGACATCGTCACTAATTTCAATCGGCGGCTGCTTCTCTTCCTCGTCGTCTTCTTCATCACTCTCCTCATCAAATTCAACATGACGAGGTTTCTGTTCCTCCACAGGCGCCTCTTCCTGACTTTGGGCAAACTGTTTGGCGATTGACTGCCACGGGAGGAAAGCTCGGACGACGTGTTCTAGTGATTCGTTAATCAGGGAATCAATCTCCTTGCGATTTCGTGCCTGCTGTTCGCTGCTGACCCCGATAGTCTTGAACAGATACGCCACTTGCCACAGTTGACGAGCAGAATAAATATAGAATTCGTGGACGAACTTTTCTACCGACGGACGCTCAAAATCAACATTCACGTGGGAAGATGCACCCTTGTAGTGAAGAGACGCAAACGACTTCATGTAGGAAATAAATACTCCCATCAGCAGGTCATCAAGGTACGTACACTTGGTCGTCTTTACAATACGTTCAACTTCGGTAGTCAGAGTAGCACCCGTCCATTCGGGAATCTTAGTCAGCATATTTTGGAACGTACGCAGTACCTGGTCGGGCTGCTCGTTTCGCTTACACAGGTCGCTGGCGTTCGCATAAATAGACCAAAACCCCTCCGAAATAGGGGGGTTCAATAAACCGCCCAGATGTTCACGTAACTGAGTTTTTGCGAATTCTGTATCACTCATTTATTCACAATGTATTCATTATTAATTGGTATTTGACGCATTCAGAATATAACAACATCAAATATAGTGGTTGAAGGAAGTGTGGCTCCGTACAGAGCCGACAGTTTCTGTACCTCCTTTCGGGGCACGGCATTATCCTTACAGTATCTCGTTATTGCCTTGTAAAGTTCAAATCCGTGATATCTTTCGTGCTCTGCGTCTTTCTTTCCGAACATGACGGATGTGCCGTCGTCAAGAGTCATCCATCGCTTGAGGGTAACAAAAATAGGATTGTTATCATACTCTGGTTCATCAGGACCATTTGGAAACAAATCCCAAAACATAGAAGTTGCTAGACGAACTAAATCAAACGAAGGATTGGGCTTTATCGTTTCAACCTTCGCAACGTGAAACGGTTCTAGATTATACTGTCCGCCCGCTTCTTCGTTAGGGGAAAAATGGTCGCTCACGAACATCTTAGCCTGCTTCATTCCTGCTACACGGACGCTGCCGATTCCTCTCTCGAAATCTATGATTTTAATCAGGTATCCATAAGTCGGTACTTTATAGGACTGGCCGTCAAACTTATATAGCAGGTGTTCTTTGTCGGTCTTAGTATACATGATATTATTGGAATGCAAGTCGTTGTGTACGAATCCGAATGTTCGCTGGGCGAATGTAAGAGCAAACAGAACCTGCGTAAGCCAAGCCATATGCTCGGGAGTAGAAGTGTGCTTACACATTAATTCATAAAGTGTCCCTTCGCATTTTTCCATAACCGTCAACTGAACCGGAACGTTTGACAATGTCGCCCAGGCAAACGGTTCGTAATCTTCGGTACATTCAGAATCCTCATCTTCCGTTGAACACTTACAGGATTCAATTTCAAACATATAGGAAGTTGAAACCGTTGAGCAATCCGAACTATCGTCGTCTTCAATATCGTCACTGCTGTGAAATACAGGGTCCATATCGGGAACTATTTCAGTTGTTGAAGCAATACCTTCCATTTCGGGAACTTCACCAAGGGTAGTATCTTCATCCATCCGAACTTCCAATCTTGCGCGACGGGTGTGCTGAAATGCCTGATTTTCTACCGAATCCGCTAGTTTCAATTCAAAGTAGGAACCAACGTTATGCGAGAACCAAGATTTTTCCGAAAGGTCTTCATAATCATCGGAAATATCAATAGTGTGCTTCTTTGCTACCCCGGTGTACAGCCCGTAAACTTCGGGGAAATGAATACACTTTGAAAGTGAAAACAGGGCAGAAAACAGGCTCCCAACATAAGCGGCATTATGTGATAGTTGAACCTTATCGCAAGCTGATTGCGTATTTTCCTTGGTAGAAGGAAGCCCAAATGAACTCCCATAGTCCCCTCGCATCCATTTGATTGAACTAACAATCATAGACTGTTTGATGTGAATATTACAGGTGCGTCCACTCACTGTTGTTACCGAATCTTTGGAATTAATCGTTTGAATGGGGTCATCCAGTTTCAACCCGTGGTCTCGGACGTTTTCTATATTTTCGACTTTGAACATCGTCTCCAATGAAGGAAAGAATGGCTGAGCATGTTCGACATTCCAATGCTCCGCTATACTCTGCTTCAAATCCTTCTGCTTGGAAACCTGTACTGGAAGAGAAACTGTTTTCAATTCGCTCTGATTTTTCTTCTTTACCATTCCCTTATACCCCGTGTACAAACCAAAAGTAAAAACTTCACGCATAGTCAGTAAGGGAATGAATTTC